AGTCCAGAGCCAACGCCCAGAGAGCAGAGCAAGCCTTACACCAGGTCTATGAGGAGAACAATCTGGAACAGCTCGACTTTGAGACCGAGATTGATTGCGCTATCCTCGGTGACGCTTGCTTTAAGGTTATCTGGGACACGGAGAGGAAGAGGGTCAGGATTACCGCTCCCGACATTCAGGGTATCTATGCCTGGTGGATGGGGGATGATACCTCCCAGGTATGGAGAGTAGCCTCGAAGTACAACCTCACCCCGGAGGAGGCAGAAATCCTGTATAAGGTAAAGCCCAAGGGCAAAACAGCCAGCGTGGTTGAGCTGTGGACGGCTGAGGACTTTGAACTCTGGGTGGATAATGCCCCGGTAGAGAAGAAGCCTAATCCCTACGGATTTATCCCATTTATCATCTACCCCAACCTGAGAGAGCCGAAGAAGTTCTGGGGCATGTCTGATTTATCCCAGATTATGGAGCCCCAGCAGGAGCTTAATCGGGCAATGAGCCAGCTATCAAAAATACTGGAGCTGTCGGGCAACCCTATTGCCGTCCTGGAGAATGTAGAGGAATCCGAGGATATCGCCATTAAGCCGGGGGCGGTGTGGAACATCCCTGAAGACGCCAAAGCCTATCTGCTGGATTTGCTTCAAGGCGGTGGCGTCAGTCTCCACATAGACTACATCAACCTGCTGTATAGAATCCTGCACGATATAGCGGAATCGCCCCGGGCTGCCTTCGGTGGCACCGAGAGGGACCTGTCCGGGGTAGCCCTTGAGATTGAGCTTCAGCCACTACTACAGAAGCTGAGTCGGAAGAGGCTCATCAGGTCGGATGCTTATAACCGAAGGAACAGAATGATTCTCAAACTCCTGGAGCAACATCGAAATGAGAGCTTTGGTGATAACCATTTGAGAGTGGTCTGGGCGCCAGTGCTACCCCAGGATTTAACCAGACTAATCTCTAATGAGCAGATATTGGTTCAAAATGGCATCCACTCCAGGCGACGGGCTATGGGTGAGGTGGGAGTCAAAGACCCGGAGATGGAATTTAATAGATGGCTTGAGGAGAGGGGAACTATCCTCAGGATGAACAAACAGCTTAACGCCAAATCCACCAGGGGCGGAGTGAGAGGGAGAGCTATAGAGCCCCGGACAGAAGAGGCGTAAGCACCCAGAGGGGAGCCACCTCCCTAGAGCCAGAAAGGAGAAGGAAAGTTGGCAGATGACGAACTAAACCAAAGCCCAAATCCTGAAGGGGAAGAGTCGGGACAGAGTGAAGCGCCTGAAATTGCCGAGCTTGAGAGCCTGATAGCTCAGAAGGAAAAGGAATTAACTGAAGCTAATGACCGCATCACAGAGCTTGAGCAGGCGGTAGCTGAAGCAGAGGAAAAGCTGAACGCCATCAACAATTCCCTGACTGAGGCTGTAGCCAGCTACAAAGCCATGGTGGTCAAGGCAAATCCAGAAGTGCTTGAGGAGCTCATCACCGGTGACACCATTGAGTCTATCGATGACTCCCTGAATAAGGCTAAAACCCTGATTGGCAGGGTGAAGCAGGGGTTAGAGGTTAAAATCTCAGCAATCAAGATTCCTGCCGGAGCCCCGCAGAGGACTCCGCCCGACCTGTCATCCCTATCCCCACGGGAAAAGATTCAATACGCAATAGGAGGTAAGAAATAATGGCATTAACGTTAGCTGAGGCAGCCAAGCTGTCAAACGACATGTTACTTCAGGGAGTGGTGGAGACCATCGTTAAGGATTCGCCCATCATTCAGCGACTCCCCTTCATTGAGATTGTAGGTAATGGTTTAACCTACAACCAGGAGAAGACTTTACCTAGCATCGATTTCTATGATGTCGGTGATAGCTGGTCAGAATCAACCCCAACCTTTGAGCAGAAAACAGCGAACCTGAAGATTATGGGGGGAGATGCCGATGTCGATAATTTCCTCAAGGCTACCCGAAGTAATATTCAGGATTTAGAAGCAGCCATCATTGAGCTCAAAACCAAGGCTCTCAGGCGCAAGTTCGAGGAGGTCTTCATCTATGGTGATTCATCGAGCAACCCCAAGGAGTTCGACGGCCTGAGGATACTCATCGACACTACTTCTGCCAGCGACCAGGTAATAGCCATGGCTGATACCGGAGCCACCCTTACCCTGGCCAAGCTGGACGAGCTTATTGACGCGGTAAAGGGCGGTAAGCCTGATATGCTGCTCATGAGCCGCCGCTCAAGGCGGAAGATCAACGCCCTGGTCAGAGCAACTGGGGGAATGATGGAGACCGAGCGGGATAGCTGGGGCAACTTCATCGAGCTGTGGGACGGTATCCCAATCGGTGCTTCCGACTGGATTCTGGATACCCATACGCTTAGCGGCGGTGTGGAGACAGCAACCACCGGCGGCACCTGTTCCACCATCTACGCCATCCAGGTGGGAGAGGGAGGCCTCTGCGGCTTAACCAGCCCCGGGCATATACAGGTAGAACCAGTGGGCTCACTGGAGAGCAAGGATGCCTCCAGAACCAGGATTAAGTGGTACGTCTCTCTAGCCCTGTTTAGCACCATTAAAACAGCTGCCCTAATTGGGGCTCAAGACTAAAGTGAATCCGGGGAGGGAATGGGGCTTCCGAATTCCCCTTCCCTCCCCCAACAGGGAGGTAAATTATGGAACTAGCAGTAATAGAACATACCGAGTATCCCTTTGCCAAAGGTAACTTAACCTCAGACGGTATTCAATGGTCCGCAGAGAAGGACACCACCACGGCGGATACCGATGTTGAGGTGGAGAGCATTACCATCAAGCCGCCGGCATTAGGAGAGATGGTTGAGGTGGAATTCGGCTTAACTGCCGCCTTCCGGGCAGTATCCTCAGCCACCGCTGACCTTACCTACAAATGGCAGGCAAGGAATAAAGGCGGCACCTGGGTTGACCTTCACTCCGCCATCACCAAGACTGATATTGGCACGAGCTATGTTGAGGAGACCCGCAGCGGCCGCTTCCAAACGGCAGCCAATTTTGACTCTCTGCCCTTTGAGGTAAGGTTGATAATCCAGTGCAATGAGGCCAATCAAGGGCGAGCCAAGGTTAAGAACTCAAGCTACATTAGAGTAAAGTATTCTGCTTCGTGAGGTGACTAATGGATTTTATCTTTGACCCTAGTTTGGTCTTATATTTGCCTCTTTATAAGCTTGATGGTGCCTCTTTTATGTCAAGGGACGCCTATGGTCATCTATGCACTGTAACTGGTGCTGTATGGACGCCACAAGGCAGAGACTTTGATGGTGCAGATGACTATATTGATTTGGATGATATAGATGCCGTAGATTTCGGTGCTGGTGATTTTTGTTTGATAGCTTGGGTAAAGCGGGATGCCATAGATACAAGCCACATGATTTTCGGGAAAGATAATGGTGGCTCTTATGAACAATTTGTAATGCGAATCTCAAGTAGCAACGGTATCAGAATAAGATACTGGACTGCTCCTGGCACCGCAGTCCAGCTAGATACGAGCGCAATTATCACCGATACAACTGAGTTTCATTGCATCGGCGCACAAAGAAACGGCGATTCCTTTGATGTATTCAAAGATGGAGAACTTTTTGAGTCAGGGACTACTGGCGGAACACATGGCACAATGCAATCTGTTAGTTCCAAACTTTACATTGGGGCTAGAGCGCGTCCAGGTGCAGAAAATTACTTTGGGGGGATAATAGGTGAAGTCCTAGCGTTCAGGCGTTCTTTTACAGCACCGGAACATTTGAACTATTACATGGCTACTAAGTGGAGGTACAAATGAAATACAGAGTAAGACTTGACCTAAGTTTTAAAGATGAGGCTGATGCCCAAGCCCTGATGGACCATGCCAAAGAACTGAGTGGCAGGGCGGTCAGTATCAATGAGGGCGAGATTAATGAGGAGATTTCCTTCTGTGATATGGAAATGTGCCGGCACGATGAGGGCTTGCCCTGTGAGAAGCTGGAAAGGGTAGAAGTAAGAAAGCGAGAGGTGAAGTCATCATGAATCTGAGTGATATGCGAGCAATAGTGAGACGCGACCTCCACGACGAGGACTCCGACAACTACCGCTGGACAAATGATGAGCTGGATAGACACATCGCCCATGCGGCAAAGGGTTTCTCAGAGGCTTTGCCTTTAGAGCAGAAGGCGACCAAGGCTACTACCTCAGGCTCAAGGGAGATTGATATATCCAGCCTCTCAGGCGTGGTTATGGTGGCGGCTGTGGAATACCCGGCGGACGAATTCCCCAAGCGATATCAGAGATTTGCCCTGTGGGGAGATACCCTCACCTTACTGGGTGAAGAGGTACCCGATGGCTCCAACGCCTATATCTACTACGGCAAACTCCACACCCTTGATGCTTCCACCTCCACCATCCCCACCGAGCACGAAGACCTGATTGCCGCCGGCGCCTGCGGCTACGCCGCTTTCGAGTGGGCAGTCTATGCCATCAACCGGGTCAATGTCGGTGGCGCAACGACTTCCAAAGAACTCATCACCTGGGGGAAGGAGAAACTCAGCCTTTTCAAGGCTGAGCTCAACAGGCTGGGGAGGAAAAACCGGGTTAGGGTCCGCACACTCTATAAACCCTACTATCCACCGGTATCTAAATCAACCGACTACGGACCCTGATTGAAACTGAGGAGGCAAAGCGAACATGACTATAAAAGAGGGGCTGAAAAAGAGCCAGGAGGGCCTACCCAAGGAGGCGTTTGCCATCATCGAAGACCCAGAAGACCCCACAAGCTGGAAGCTACCCCATCATAAGAAGAGCATCCTCAGAGCCCTGAAGAGCAAGCTGGATATTGAGAAAACGGTTGACTGGAATCGGATGCCGGCGGCAGCAGCAGCCCTATCCCCAAGAGGTTACCGGGGGCAGAAGGTCAATGCCAGCCCGGAGCAGATACTGGCTGCCGCCAAGCACCTGGCCCACCACTACCGAGAAGCAGACAAGCCACTGCCCGATATCCTGGCAGCTTTAGTATAGATGACAGAGAAGGCAGCAGAGAGAGTGAAGGACTGGTCAGAGCTGGTAAAGAGCCTCATTAGACCGTTTATCATCATCTGGGGCTTTATAGTCTATGGCGTCTGCGTGATGATTGGGGTGGAGATACCCCAGCTACTGACCTATCTGGTCGCAGCCGTCATCATAGAATACTTCGGTGAGAGAGCGGTGAAGAGATTTAAGGAGCAGCGATGAAACAAGATTGGCTATTCCGGCTCTATCGAACCCTGTGGTCCAGAATGGGGGGACGCCCCTGGACCTATATCATTCGGGATTCTTACCACCATAGGCCGCTCCTCTGGCTTGCCCTGTCCACCGGCATCGGCATCCTGCTGGGACACCTGTTCTGGGGAACGCCCTGGCTCCTGGGGCAAGGAGGAAATTAACCATGAGAAGTCTATCAGCGACACTACTGGCCGCCCAGAAGAAAACCAGCCACGTTCCCTATGTTAAGGTTGAAGCCAAAAACAAAATCGCCGGCATTGTCAGGCTGGACTGGACCAGGCTCTACACCGGTTCCGAGGATGATTACTTCCACGCCCTGACCATGCCCAATGACGGCTCCCTTATCAGGGTCAGGATTACCCCCACGTCCGACTCCAGGAAACTCTATCGGCAGAGGGTAGCCAACCCCACCCCACAATCGGACTTCAGCCAGTGGACATATTCCAACCAGTATAATGCTGTTATCGCCACCTGCTGCTCTCTGGGTTCCGAGGTCAGCATCTTCTGGATAAAGAGCGACCGTGCCATTTATCGGATAAAAAGCACCGACTGCGGGGCGACCTTCGGCAGTCCTGAGCTTATTGACTATTCCCCAACCACGGCTATCTACGGCATAGCCGCCGCCTATAAGCCCAATGGTGACCTCGCCCTGTTCTTTGCCGACCAGGTAAACCTTTATGTTAAGAAGCATATAAGCGGCAACTGGCAGAATAAGGCTGCCTGGGACAAGACCACCGATGATTTATCCGGAGTGGCCACCATCTATGATGGCGACT